AAACTGTTAATTCCGTATTTCTTTTTTAACCCTAGTTCTTCATAATATGGTAAAATAGAAAACGACATATTTCTGCAATAAGGACATTTAATGTAATAATCTAATTTAGTTGCAAGAAATTTAATTTGTTCATTTTTAGAAAGATGATGAATTTCATATGTTTTAAAATCAAATTTTTGTTTACAAAGTTCTCTATATAAAGCATCATAATTAAAATGATGATTACATTCTAAAGTTACTGCTTTATCGTCAAGAGGTAAACCAGTGATTTGACATAATTTAGCATCATCCTCGTCATCACTATCATCTAGTGATTTGAATAATTCATCATAAAAATTTATGTTTCCTTCTATATTATATTTTGTCATTTATATATTATTAATTACCGAATATCTTTAAATTTATTTTGTATAATAGTTATATTATGTCGCCAAGCTATTGGGGTCCATCCACATGGGTATTTATGCATACTTTAGCATCAAAAATAAAGGAGACCAGTTTTCCTTTAATTGGTCCAAATCTAATAATGATTTTAGTAAAAATATGTAATAATTTACCTTGTCCGGAATGCGCTCAACATGCAAAAATGTTTTGGGCAAATGTTAAAACTGCGAATATAAAAACTAAAACGGACCTAATTAATCTTATGTTTGTGTTCCATAATATGGTTAATAAACGTAAACAGCTTCCGATGTTTAGACACGATAATATCGGATATTATAAGAGTAAAAATCTTATAAATACATATAACAATTTTGCAAGAAATTTCAACACAAAAGGTAATATGAATATGATAAATGAATCATTCCATAGAAATATGATGTTATCTTCTTTAAGAACTTGGATGTTAACGAACATATCTCATTTTGAATAATAATGTATAATTTTTAAACAGAAATTAAATTAAATTATACGTTACCTACTAGTTCACCATTTTTGAATACACGACATTTAAATTGTTGTTTTGATGGCATAGAACATACTTCTTTATTAGCGTTAATTTCATTAATATATAAGTAACTTTTTAATGTTGTTCCATACATTATCAGTCCTGATATAAGGCCTCCTAAAAAGACACCGCTTAGAAGATCTCCTATAACTAGTGTAGAAAAGAACGCTGGTATGCACGACAAAGATTTCTTTATAAATAGGTCCAAACCTATATAAGCAACGAAAAACGCCAATACACCATAATTAATTGCGTTAGTTTTGCTCTGACTTGATAACATAATCATAGGCATTAAAAAGTACATTAATGTAAATGATAATATATACGTGCTGTAAGTAATATCTTTTGGTATGAATATCTGTGTTATCCCTGTTAAACAAATATCTGGGATACTATTTTCTGGTGATTTTGCACCCATACCTTTAAATGCTATTATCCTTAAAAAAGTGATTACAAATATCCACATAAAAAACACAAATGCCTTTTCCATTGTAGCAGTAAACATTGAAAATACAACTACACTAACACAAATAATTAAAGGTGAATAAAATGATAATGAATTGAACATATTCATTGTATTATTAAAAAGAACATTCTGTAATTCCGACATATAATATTTTATTATATTAAATTTTTTTATAAAACTTAGTAAAAACGTTAATCCTCAAATACCAATTCAAACACCTCCTCAATTGTCTCAACACTGTAGAATTTTATACCTTTTGTTAGTTTATCGTCTTTATATTTCTCCATAAAACTATCATAATCCTTTTGGTTTTCTTTTGGATATATAAATTCAGTTACTCCTGCTTTAATTCCTCCCAAAAATTTTAGGTCTAAACCTCCTATTTCTGTTACATTTCCGTCCAATGTAATCTCTCCTGTAATTGCTATATTGTATTTTATTTTCCTATTGTTAAACAAGCTGTATATTGTTGTTGTTATAGCCGTACCTGCGCTCGGGCCATCCTTTGGAGTAGAACCTTCAGGACAATGAATATGCACACCATTTATGCTGTGATTTTGTTTTTGTAAAAGTTCATCCCGTTTTTCTAATGGCGTTAAGCTCCATGCTAATGTTAAAGCTACATTCATAGATTCCTTCATAACATCTCCCTGCATTCCAGTCAAATGAAGCTGTAGGAATTTTTCACTAGGTCTCCAATTGGATTGAATTGGAATAACGCCACCTTTACCTTGAGCATTAGCCCACAATCCATTTATTATTCCTATTTTATTTTCGGTATGTATCTTCTTATGTTTAATTTCGTGTTTATCTTTGAAATACTTAGTTTTAATGTCACTACTAGTTATGTTAATGGGTATCTCGTAAGACGTATCAATATTTTTTAAAATTTCTAGATTTATTTCACCCACTATTTCAAATAAAATTTCTTTTAATTTTCTAACACCAGGCTCCGATGTGTATTCATCTATAACAAATTTCAAAACATCAGTTGAGAAAACAATCATTCCTTGTAGACCCATTTTATCATAAACTTCAGGTAAAATATGTGTAGTAGAAATAACCAATTTCTCTTCTAATGTTAAACTTTTGAATTTTATGCGATGCACTCGGTCAATCAAAATTTTATCAATAGCTTCAACGTCATTATAAGACAATATAAACAATGCCTTTGATAAATCCAACTCAATTCCCGAAAAATATTTGTCTTGAAAACAGTCATTTTGAGCTGGGTCCAATAAATGTGTTAAAATTCCAACTATTTCCTTACCGTGTTCTGTCTTTGATATCTTATCTATCTCATCAATAAATATGATTGGATTCATACACTTTTTGTCAATAAGGATTTGAACAATTGACCCCCATGTTGACCCTACATAAGTGTAATTATGACCGTGTAAACTTGACCCATTTGCGTCTCCACCCATTTGTATCATTGCAAACGGTCTAGATACCCCATTTTCGTCTTTTAGACAATCGGATAACCCTTTTTTTGCCAGACTAGTTTTTCCGATACCAGGAGGACCTTCAAATCCAAAGCAATAACCGTCTTGTTTTCCGTTAATCCATTGACCAATAATGCGTTCTATTTGTTTTTTTGCCTTATCGTGACCGTGAACAGCTTTGTCTAAGTTATCTTTAACATTAGCCATATACTTGTTTATTTCATTGTATTTACCCTCTATTTCTGATAGATGAACTAACAAATTACTATTAGTATTAGAATTAGTTGATTGTTTGAGGTCAATCTTTAATATAGTATTCAACGCGTCTTTGTTGATAGGTTGATAATAGTTAACAAAACCCAATATATCTTCTATTCTCTCCTTCATATTTCGACCATTCATTTTCAACTTTTTAAATTCTAACTTGTTTTTAGTTACAAAGCCATTAACTGTCATTGCCAATATTTTCAATTCACCACTTGAAAGTGTATTTAATTTTTCAGAAATAATCATTGTATAATTCTCAGAAGAATCATTTATTTGTTTTACAGCTTTTAATGATTTAGCTATTTCCAAACTAGTATAATTTTCTTTAATAGGATTATTAGTTATGTTGTTAGTTAGTAGTAGATTATTAAATCGTAATTTTATATCATTCATAACGTTTAATATAGGTTCCTTTCTATAGATATTAAATGGTATCTTTAACAACCCATCAAGATATTGTCTTGCCTTTGACCCAGAATCCTCGGACTTTGCCTTTATCTCTTTTAGCTTCTGCATTGCCTTTTCTTTAACTGAATCAGCGACTTTTAATAAACAAATTTGTTGTTCCAATGGTATTTTATGAATGTCAAAATTCGCTAAATCATTAGTGTATTGCACTGTGCGTTTCATAGCATCTTTGAAGTATTGCTTTATTGACCAAGGAAAACTATCAAACATTATTGTCTGTTCTTGTGTATCTACTGAACCATTTGTATCGTTTGACAATAGGTCATACAATAAATATGCCAAATATTGGTTATCGTATTTGTCTATTTTAACTAACAACTGTATGATAATAGTCCTTTTAAGATATAATTCAGATGATACAAACTCTTTTACAACCTGAGATATGGTTTTTTGTCTTAAAGTATTTAAATGACTTAAGTAGCCTGCATATTTTGAATATATTTCGTGCGGTTCAAAAATCAAATAATCCTTTAAATTCAAAGATTGTATATATCTGTCAAATGTTTCGCCTTGAAATTCGGATGAATGTGGTGCATTTTCCTTTATTGCCTTTGTTTTTAGGTTCACGAATTTATTATTTAAAAAATCAATCATTATATCATCTACTGTTCCTGTTATTATTAAGCTCTTTTTGTGTTGTGGGTTATGAACTATTATCTGTATTCCATATACCTTTAAATGGAATGGTTTAATTTTTATGCTAATATCAGAGCTATCCAAATTCTTGGATTTTTCGTTAAATGTTTCTTCTACTTTATTTTGTTTTTCATTATCCTTCTTTTGGCCTAGCAATTTGTAGCTTGTAGGATGGAAATATTTTTTCAATAATTCAAATTTATGTTTATCCATATCAGATATAGCATAAGTATTAACTGAATTATTTCCGAAGCATATCCATAACAAATCTTCAAACGAATCTGTTCCGAATATTTTGAATAATGTAGACAGTTCATTATTTACAGTTTGTAAAATATTTATTACGTTATCTGTAGTAGATTTAATATTTGTTTCAGTAATATCCTTTATTTTTTTGCTGAGTTCGAATAACGT